GAGCACCACCGTTGTCAGGCCCTAAAAGAAGAACCTCACCGTTAGTACCTTCAAGGTTTGCAGTAACAGGAGATGCAGGGAAGGATGGCTCTCCACCAGCAGGGATGTCTTGAGCTAATGCAATAGATGCACCATAGACATATGCAGGACGGTCAGAAGAGGCTTGAACTACCAAGCTTGTACGATCATCACGTACACGATCATCAGGGCGGCGATCAGGAGAAGGCACAGTCAAGCTGAAACTCTTGAAATTAGCCTTATCAGCTGCCAAGTTGCTAACTTTTGCAAACCCTATGAGTTCAAAAGCCTCAACACCAGGCCAGCCGAATACACCCTCATCGTTGTAACCAGAAAGATTCTTTGTCTGATTACCTGGCTGAAGAATAGCTCCAGCGGAAGATTTGTAAGTTGCCATTAGTTATTTACCTCCTTACTCAGTTATGGTGAAGGCGGTTGTGATGAAGTCCTTGTTCAAGTTCGCAAAGCCAGCGTATAGCTGCCATATGAGAATAATGAACCGGCTAAAATCATCATTATTATTAATGAGGACTTGAGCGTTTGGACCACCAATACCTACACCGATAGCCTGAGGACCGAAAAATAATCCAGCAGGAGTAGTCTTAGATACAGCACCTGCACCGTCTCCGATGTTCGCTGTAATTGATTTGGCAGGGAAGTTGGTTGATTCGAAGAATCTTACTCCCTCGAACACGAATCCGGAGGGCATCACCGGCTCTCCAGCTACAAACTGGGCTTGGCCGTATTGACCACCTGCATATAGAGCTTGGTTAGGACCACCAGCACCCATTAGAGGGCTGCCTTGTCCCATGCCAGGGTAACGTGCAACTTCACGGAATCCTTGATCTGCTCTTAGATCCTTCATGAATGAAGGGTCAGCGATACAGCGATAGTATCCGTCACCAAATACTGGTACATGACGCTTACGTAAACTCTTAACTACTTCAAGTAGGTCAGTTTTTACGTTGAACTTAAATCGTTCAGATGCGTACTCTGTAGCAGAATATGTTGCTAGTGTTGTGGCGTTAGTCTTAGCTTTACCGTTTGGATAGTAGTAACCACCCTGAGTATCGCTACTCTGACCACGCGATTCACTCTTGAATAGTTCATCAAGGAAGACTCTGTCTCTCCAACGACGATAATCATCTAAAAGAGTGAGCGATCCAATGCTCTGATGGAACATATTTAAGTTCCCAGTATCGAGCAAAAGTCGCTGTGCTGTCATCAAAGTCTCACGAGCAATCTTAAATGTGCTTGGGAGATTTGTGTTGTTTGGATCGGCTGGACCTGTGTACTCACGAAGAGATACAAGAACCTTGTCCTTGACAATAGATCTGCTGTTTGCTGTACCTATGGTTTGATCCTGAGTACGCTCACGGCTAGTCTTTGTTCCAGGATTGCCGAAGAACCTGTAGCGGTCAAGTTGAACCGTCTGTCCAGGTTGTTTAGTGAAGTCATGTACAACTACTGGTTCAGTAGCCATCTCCACTACATACGCTGGATGGGGGCGATATAATTCGGCTCCCAGCAGCTTCGGAAAATCGTTATCAATAAACATGTTGGTTTTTCAGCGCAAGAATTTGCTGATACCAGAGGAGCAAGTCCTCTACAGATGGAAAAAATATTCCATTGTAAAAATTATACCAAGGGTTTATCAATCTACTTATATAAGTCTACCTAATTTATACGACGTTATATGGAGAATAATTAGTTGGAGGAACAGTGCCAATTCTGCCATAAGGATTTATATAGCCATCCTCTGGTTGTAAATCTGGTGTCTTACCTAGTTGATCTTCTTTCATCAACATAGATAAAATGACTGCTTGTTTTGCTTTTGCAACGTCCATTTAATTAAAAAAAATAAAATGGGGGTGGAGGTTTTTATTCCACTCACCCCCTTCTTTATTACTCCATCACAAGGAGCTTTTGACGGAAGATCTCTGGGCTCTGCTGAGCTGCATTTAGATACTTCCAAGCATTCTGAGGATCTCTGTCAGCTAAGTTGCCAAAGCTATTCCAGAACTCTTCAGGATTACCTTGCTGAGCTTGAGGCTGTGGAGGTGCAGGCATCTCTGGACGTGTTGGTGCAGGAGCTTGCTGTTGGAATTGCTGACCTACAAATCTTCCTTGTGGTGCTGGCTCTTCCATTTTGTCCACAGGATGAGGACCTTCTGGACCAAAGAACTCACAAGTGTAATCAGCTAATACGTCTGGATTAGTAAGAATTTTTTCATAAGCTTTATGCTCATTAACTAATTCTCGTAGTAAACCAGTTGCTTCTTGTAATTGACTATTAGTATTTACTAATGAATCTTCAATCTGACAAGCATAGTTATTAAGTAATGCTGGAGCATCTGCACCAAAATGATTAATTACTTCAAGACTTGCTTCGCTTACCCCGTTTTGTCTTAGCTGATCCGCTGTCACTTCCGTAGACATTTGGGAAGAGGCGTTGGAGTAACCCTGGCTGTTCCCGCTCGAAGGCATATATGTCTGCGCTGCCGGGTCGCTGTACTGGGTTGTCGCTTGGGAACCGTAATTGGCCTGAACGCCTGAGGGGGTCGTTGTCGATTGTTGACCCTGGAACGGGAATTGGACTGGTGAACTCAGCAGGTTCACTACCTTGTCGAATGCGTCCCTGTATGGATTCTCCGCCTGCTGTGGCTGCGGCGCTTGCGGTGCCTGGTAGCCCGATGGAGTAGGGCTGTATTGGATTCCCTGAACCCCCATCTGGGCTGGCGCTTGTGGAGCTGGTGCCGCCATCGGCTGGGCGCCCGCTGTCCACTGTGGTGTTGTTGCCACTGTTGGTGCCTGCGCTGCCGTTTGTGCTACCGGAGCCCCGGAGCTGATCGGCTGGGTCGGGGATACTTGGGGTGCCGATTGGATCGGCGCTGCGGTATCGGCCTGCATAGGTTACCTCTTTTTGTAAACTTTCGAGTGTACGATATAAAAATGGAGTGAGATTTAATCTCGGATCTGCAGCAATCGGTAAATTCGGCTGCTGCGGATGAGGCGTTCTCATTTCTTGATTGACTAAGTCAATAAGACCTGAGTAAGCCCTCTGTAGTTCCCCAACAACTCTGAACGGAAATCCTGATAACATACCAGCAATTTCGTCGTCAGTTTTAGATGGGAATAAATACTTCAGTGCTTCTATGCTATCAACGCCTAATTCTTGTAGGTTTCTTACGAAGATAGATTGATTCAATTTATCTTGTGCAGTATCCTCATAAACTGGACCCATCCAACGCCATAAAACAGTTCTATCTCCATCTGGAGCTAATCCTAAAACACCGACAGGAACCTCTCCTGATCTAATAACTTCTTCAATTGTTTGATCTAATTTTTGCTCATACTTTGCTTTTGCCTCTTCATATTTTTTCATCGCTTTATCTTTATCTTCCTCATCAAGAGGAAATTCTGGATATTTTATACCTGTGGAAAACGCAAGTGATTTTCTAAATATTTGCTCTTCTTGGAAAATTATTAACTCGAAGCATTTACATACTCCATATTGATATAACTGAAGACATTTCTTTTTAGCAGTAGCACTAACTCTTCCATAAGCAGATTTTATTTCAGTTGCAGTAACGTTCGTGATACTTAAATCATCAATACCACCTAGAGCTAAACGTATCTCACTTCTTAATTGTTCTGAATATCTTGCTTGGTCTGTACTTACAGCATTAGGTGTAATAAAACCAACACGATCAGATGGCTCTAAGTTTGCAATAACTCTCGGTACACGCATACCACTACCAGGTTTACCTAAATAACCTGGCTGCTGCCTTGTTATAGGGTCTTGTTTATATGTGGAGCTGGAGAGTAATGATTCAGAACCAAACCCTGATTGACTCGATATGCTAGGACGTTGTACTGCCCCATCAGAATCATTTTCTACAATATCCTGTTTTGGTCTAGATGATAAAAGAGTTGGGTTACCGAAGAAAGATAAGTTAGCTCTTATATTTTTAACCATCTCGTCATGAGCGATGATCTGATTAGCTAACATCTCAAATTCACCTGCTCCATCAGTTCCAAATGCGTCAGGGTTATTAAATACCTCAACACATGGAATGAATTGCATTGTATTTTTCACCACCGTCTTATTTAACGTGGCTACTTCCATAACATCCTGATCAAAATTAATTTCTTGTTCAGTATGTGTTTCTTCTATTTCAAGAGGAGTGATCCTCAAACGCATGTATCTCTTATCTGTATTTAAGCCTGTACCTCTAATACCTTTGTTGGATTTTACTTTGTAAGGATAAATTAGGATTACCTCTTCAAGTTCACCCTCTGGTGAATAATATGTTCTATAAGAATCCTTATCGAACCAGTAAATCCTGTAAGTCTTCTTAGTAGGTCTTATGTAGAACAGTCCTTTTCCATAGGCTAAAAATCTATCCCAAATTGAATCTAATCTTGCATCTAATTTATTGAATTTGATTACCTGTTGTATGAAATCAAATCTTTGTGTTCCAAAATTATCTTGTTGAGGGAAGAACTCCACACCTTGGCGTATCCCAAACATTTTCATCTGGGATAAATGAGCATTAACCAGCATGGTGTCAGCTGGTCCTGTCCCATCTCTAGTTATGACCGAATTTAAAATTCGATCCAGAACAGTTTTACTATTGCTGTCACTCATTGTTTTTAATTAAGACTTATTCTTCAATGTTGTATCCAGCATGTATTCGTTTGAGGGTAATAACTTCATCCTCGACTTCGCATTCAAACCTTTCATTTGGTTGGATAGATAAGTCGTGGCAAAGTTCATCGGGTAGAGGGATGACTACTGAACCGTAAGCATCTTGCTCGATCTCTAGCGTGTGGTAGCTGGTTGACATTGGGTAGTGTTCTTTCCAGTTTAAATCGTCAATACTCTAACTCTAGTTTTCCTCGGGTCATTAATCCATTGCATAGCCATACCAGAGCATCTACACAATCATCATGTGAACTAACTCCAAAATTTACAATCTCATCTGTCAAAGGACCAAATTTTCTGTACTTATTAAATATGATTTTACGTTGCTCAAAAAGACCCATTATGCCTCTAAAACGTGCAACTTTATCTCCTTTAAAACCTTTGACTGGATGCCAAATTAAGTTGTATAAACCATGATCTCCTTGACATATTCTTCTAAAGTCGGCTTCCAAAGAAGCCTGATATGCCACAGCTTCTGACCAGATATCTACATTGCTACCAGTAGGAAAATAATTTTTTCCATCTGTATGAACTACCCCCCACTCCTCCATCATTTCCATTAATGCTTCTAATTTTTCAAGGTTACCCATAATTCTTAATCTCTTACAATCAACGACATGTATCTTGTTCCCTATCCTCCCTCCCATAACAAAAACTGTGAAATCATTTTGTTCACGCACACCAGCAGACAAATCAACACCAACTCCTAATCTTTCAAAATCTGTTGATATATTTCCCTTTACAATTAAATCTGGTGATAAAGATAACTCACTAGTTTGTACAATTTGATTTTGATATTGAAAGCTAAAAGCAACTGGAGCTTGTCTTCTTCTATCTCTTAAATAATCTAAAGACCACATCTCAGGCCAGTATGAAATCTCATCACCTTCCTTATCTACCGTTATAGCTGATTGAACAATTTGAACCCAATCATTTGAAGGTATAAAAGTACTGTTATGAATGTCATCATGTCTGAAACGTGTACCTAAACAAATAGCTCTCGCACCTTCAAACATGGTTGGAACAATAACAGAGTTCCAGTTATCTTCCATAGCTTGGCGAATATCTTTATTTTTAATATCATCCGCACTCTTGATTGCGTCATCAATTATGCAAAGATGAGATCTCTTAGAAGTAACAGCACCTTTTAAACCTGCACAACAAACCGTGAACTCCTCTTCACCAGTTGATTTAATACCTGCAAACTTCCAATCTATACTCCAATATTCATTAGAATTAATTCCTTTTGCTATCTTTACCGTTGGAAAAATTTCTCGATATATCTTGCTGTCTTCAATAATTCTTTTTATTGCAGCACTCTTAGGTCTTGCAACATCTACTGTGTAAGAAATATACAAAACCTTCAAAGGTTTTTTAGCTAAAGCATGTATTCCTACTGACCAAGCTGTATACAACCCTAGAATTGTGGATTTAGCACTTCCACGTGGGGCAAGAATATCTATATTCGGACCACCAATACCCACTAAACATTCACTATCCTCACCTGTACATAAATATTTGTGCCATTCAATGTGATGTCTTGCAGGCGGTTTGTCTCCAACAACCTCACAAAAATATGCGAAATCAGTTCTAGCTCGTTCAACATCTACAGAAGATGTTTTCTTAACTACTTGTTGTTTAGCTGCTGCTCTCGCAGTACGACGATAAACACTGTAGATACTTGTTCCTGCCATGCACGTAGCATAGCCGAAGAATTTTTATTTACTTAAATTAAGTAAGTAAATTGAGTATGTCTCCTGCATATTGAAGAGGTTTTAAACCGGGTACTAAACTACCTGCAACATTACCTGCCAAATTAACAAGAGCACCATATTTGGCTAACTCTTCTTGTCTTTTTTGTATAGGTGTTCTTCTATCTGTAGGAGCAGTTGTCGGATTAAATACTATTGCACCACGTGGTATGGGTCGCACAGGGTTAAAAACTATTGCCCCAGGAGGAGGTCCTTGTGGTATAGGAGCAGTAGTCAATGGCGTGGGA